TCCACTGACTGGTTAGTATTAGTCTGGCTGTCGTTGCCAACGAAAGATTGTTGATCCATTTAATTTTTTCCTTGATTTTACGTTATCACCGAGTTTGTATTGTATTTATTACAATTAGTTTATAGGTAGTATTATCTACCTGCTGTACCACCTAGCAATAATGCAGGTGCTACTTGATTTGGATAGTAGGTTAATCCTACGTCTGTTACTGGAGTTCCAGCACCACCTAATATACTTGTGTTATCTGGTACTCCGTTTTCATCATCGTATTCAGCTTCTTCTTTACCATCTTCATCTTCGCCGTATTCTTCGTGCGTAGGTATCATACTAGGTTCTAAATCTCTGCTCAGTACTTGGTCATTGTTTTCTTGCATCAATGCTTTTAACTGACCATCTTGAATAGTATTGATGAACACTTGCTCGTATTCTGGTATGTCTTCAGCAGGTGATAATAATGCAATAATTTCTTTTGTAATCAATGATTTAACTATCTCATTATCACCAGCTAACTCATTAGCAGATTTAATCAATGCCATACGATAGTTAGTGTCGTGCGCTTCATAGTCAGTGTTGTAATGCACTTCGCCAGCCCAACGTTGATCCATAAAACGTGCGGCATAAGTGTAAATCATTTCTTCTGTAACTTCCATCAGTCTAGCTTTACTCTTTGCTAATCTGTGTAGTTGTTTGCGTTCTTCGATGATAGCAACGCCTGACGCAATTTGGTTCTTACTTGTACGTAAGCCACCTAGTCCAGTCAATGCTTCTATCTGTTCTAATATATTATCTTGTGTTCTAATGATTGCGTCTACGTCACCAGTATCAATTGCGATAGCTTCAATCTGTCCTTCATTAGCACGAACAATAGCGCCAGCGTGAACTGGTACACTAATACCTTTATCTGCACGAATGATGGTATGTGCGAATTGTAGTGCTGTATACTTCTCGCATTCTAGTTTATAATATTCTTTTTGTGCGTCACTTGCACTATCAATATCACTTACGCCACATTCCATTGTTCTAGGATCTCTGCGACCATATGCTATGAATACTGGTAAGCTCATACCAGGCGGATACATACCTTCGCCTATGCGCTCTGCAGGTTGATTTTCTTTGCCAGGACCTTTTTCTACTTTATAACTATGCCAATAGCTTGGAGTTACTGCATCACCTAAATAATAGCATTTGATATAGTAACAATCTTCTTCTTCCATCTCTTTAATCTTAACGTACTTTAATAGTGGTCTGCCGCCGTAGTAGTCAAACTCCCAGTCCCATACATCTAACGGACTGATTGCACATACGTAAGGCCTACCTAAGTTACCTTCGCTTTGTTGCGGCATATCCACGGCAACCCAACAATGTCCGAAGATACTTGTTAAATCGCCTACACCTTCCATAAAGCCATTCATACTGCGATTGGTTAAATCACTGTCTAACTGAAACAAATCAATCCATTCATTATTCTCAGGAGCGATGTGTTTACCTTGTGGTGTACAAAATTGTAAATTGCGTTTAATGCCTGGCTCGAACAATACATCATTGATGGTATCAACAATATAACGACAGATAGGCTGTGCTACTGTGTTAGCTACCAAATCCAAATAAAGTGTACTATCTTCGCTAGGTCTTTTCTTGCGTACCGCTTGCTTGAAGGTAATACCGCCAAGATATGCGTATTGGTACGATAACATCTGCAAATAGATATTATCATACACGGGATTGCGTTTTAATAAGTCGCGGTTATTGTGCATTGTTTTTTGTCTCTTTATGTTGCCGGGGCGAAAATCGTTGATTTATGCATAATGTATTTATGCTTAAGGTTTTAGTTTGCACTTATCACCGTGAAATCTTGCATAGCTATTGTTCGGCATTGAGCGACTGCAATGAACGCAAGTTGTACGTGGTTGTTTTTTACCAGTCATACCATAAGTCACACCACCCCAAGGGTTATGACGACCTTTACTAATCATATCATCAGTGTTTTGTTGATGAGTGCCTAAACTTAAATGTTTAGGATTACAACAAATAGGATTATCACAACTATGCAATACTAATAAACCATTAGGTATTTTACTATTGTGTTCTTCATAGCTTACACGGTGAGTAGTACGCATCTTTTTACCATCACGTATCATACCATAACCAATGTTGTTCTTACCACCTTGAAATTCCCAACAGTCAGTAATTTCATTGACTATAATTTTATCTAATAGTCGTTCTAGTAATGTGCCACTATCGCCTACATATCTACCCATATTAATTCCACACCTGATAATCTTCTACTGCATCACCATTCATAATCTCTTCCCAACTTGGACCGCCTGGATACAATGGACTCTCAGGCATATGCTCTAAACCCGGAGTGTTTTGTCTACTATACTTCACATCAGTGTTAATATACTCTTGTATGCCTAATACATTTTCGTGTTGAATAGGAAATAAGTTATGAATTCCATAGCGTATGCAATCGCCTAGTCCGTCAATGTGTGCGTATCTACTCTCACTGTACTTGACTAACTTCTTGCGACTACCATCTTCAAAATGGTATGTCTGCATAGCTTCTAATAAAAACTTATCATCAGGACTTATAATTAATCCACCACGATTGATAAACGCATTGCTTGTATTGTCTGTATCTGTAATCAATGGATTGCTTTTACGTGTATTCACAATCGTAAAGCCATACTTCTCTAAAATAATCCTATCTGTAACGCCGAATGGACTTGTTGTATCTCTATTCACTTGCGTTCCACTCATATCGATAATGCTATTGATTCTACGTTTAGGAAAATCTTGTCGAATAGCGTCTGCAATGCCTTCAGTACTGCAATCTGGTATCGCATAACTTTTTAATATCTCTATCGTACCATCTTTGTGACCAGATTTCTTTACTTGTGCAACAGTAGCGCACATAACCCTTTTATTAAAATCGTGGAATGTGTATAAATCACCACCAAAATCTTTAACTTCACGTGTATATTTGTGCTTATCCCAAGTGTAGAAGAACGCATCACTAACACTTTCCCATTGGCACATATAATCCTGATTGAATTTTAGTGGACTGATGATCCGTTTCTGCTCATCGATAAAATCTTTATTGCCACTACGCATTTGTAGATAGTTGTAATGACGAACAACGTACTTGTCTGTGTTCTCTAATGCTAACGTAAACAAATCGTGCAATGGACCAGTACCATTTGGTGTACTAATCACAATCAATCGACCTTGCGTATCAGCTTGACCAACACGCGGTCTTAATCGATTAGTAATCTCTTGTAATGTATCTTGTGTGTACAATGCCGCTTCATCAGCTACCCACACGCCTACGTTTAAACCACGTAAGTTCTCACGTTGCTCTGCGCTCTTACAACGTATGAACACGCCGTTAGGAAACTTAATTGTAAGCTCACTGTTGTTGATATCTTTACCATCAATTAATCCAAAGTGATTCATACAGCTATGCTTCAATGGCTCCCATATAAGTGATTTAATCATCTGACCAGTTGGTGCTGAATAGATTATGTCTTTGCCTTTGTGATAACGTGGATCACTTGCGAACAACGGCAGTGCAATAGCCGCAAGAAACGTTTTCCCACTGCCGACAGGAACAATGTCTACGCAGTGCTTATCAGTAGTGAGCCAGTCACGTAATATTGTGTTTTGCTCACCATACAGTGGGATCTCTATGTTGTTCATTTAGTCGATATAATCTTTGGTAAGTTAGTTTGCCAATCACTTAACTCAATAGCAGGAAAGTTAAAGTTGTTGTGCATACTCTGACCAAGCGTAGTCACATCGATCTCTTGCTTATCTGCTACAACCTTATTCAGTATCATACTCTGGTATTTTTGCAGTAAATGTTTATCATCGCCCATTCTAGCATTGTGATAATCTTCTGCAAATCCTTCTGCAAAAGGTTTGTCTTTGTTCTCAATAGCTTGCAATATGGTCATTGCACTAAGCTTTTGCACTGAACCCTTTTTGCGACCACCACCTGGTCTAGCTCCGCCACGTTTTGCTTTTGGCTTTTCTATGTTTTCATCAGTCATCTAATAATCCTTCACTACGTAATATGTTTCTAGCCCAAGTTAATCCTGGCGGACCACCCCATAACAGATATGCTTGCGTACCTGGTGTATTTTGTCCAGGCTTGTAATACGTTTCTGCACGACTTAAAAAACTATAGGTACGTTTTACTGTATCTAAACTAACTTCTCGTCTGTTTGCAAATTGACTTGCACGATTTAATCCTACGGCAGTGCCACCACGATTGCTTGCGCTAACTTTCTCACGCATCGCTAGCCCACGTCTTGCGTTTGCAGCCATTGCTTCTGTTGCTCTATAACCCATTTAATCTCTCCTTCAATAAGTTAATCACCTGTTGATAGCGATGATTACCTTTTAGTTCTTCATTGATAGACTGTATCGCTAACACTTGGTCTAGTGGACCATTCGATATCACATCTTCGATATACTTAAATCTGGTATCGCAATAACAGTGACCTAAAAACTCTTTACGTTTCATTCGCCTAATCTTTTAACTATTTCTTCTTCTAATAGTATTTGCTTGCTATGACCTTCAGCTTGGTCTTTTAAATTCTTGCGTAGTTCTCTTACAATATCTTCGTGGTCATTACGGATCATTTGCAGATATACTCTTACAATGCCTGGATTGTTTAATCGTTCACGTATTGTTAACATCTTTTTTCTTCCTTACGATAATTCGTTTTGGCTTTTGTGGTGGTGTAACAATAACTTGCACACCACTTGGCACGTCAGGCAATAGTATGTCTGCTTGTGGCTTTCTACCGAACGCTAACTTAATCTTGTCCCATACACTTCTCATATATAAACCTTTTCATAATCATCAACGTTATCTGTCTCATCAAGGCCATCGTAAAACTTGCCATCACGTTTGTCTTTGTACTTCAATGCGCCAAACACTGATAGGAACTTTTGATTCTTCTTGCCCCATTGTTGTGTTAGCTCTAAAAATCTATCACGTCCAAACATTATTTGTAGTTGCGTCTTACAATCTTCTGGACTTGGATTGATATCATTCTTTGTATCAGTCAATGTATGCATAAAGCTTATGCATTGATCGATCTCAGTCTCATTCATAAATGGAGACAACTCCGTTACCATCTTATCAAAATTCTTTATGTGACCAACATAGAATGGTTTGTCGATAATGCCTTTAAACTCGCTCAATGTAATGCTCCTTTAGTTATGCTATCGATGACTTGGCCTGTGTCTATGGTTACTTGACCTTTTAGTTCAGTGGTAAGACCCTGTTTATATTCTTTGAGGTATTGTTCTTGTTGCAACGCACCTAGGAACTGATGTATAGTTCTTAAGCCAAGTATCTTCATCTCAAAGATTTGTTTGTTCTCATCGCTAAGGTCATCAACGTTCATATTCATCATTGCTTCTATTGATGTTTCAATGTCTTTAACTAGTGGGTCAACAGTGACTACTAATTGTTCGTCATCGTCTCGGTATAATTTGTATGTATATTCTATCATTTGTTCATTTCTTCATTTTAGTGCAGATATCTTTACCGTTAACAGTACCGCCATATCGATAGCCTTCCCAACAGGCCGCTCCATCTGCACCTTTTTTCTTTTGATTTGGCTTATCTCGGCTACTAGACATTCTTTCACTAGTGCCATCTCGATACATTGTTTTACCATTAACAGTCATTCGTTGTGTTGCCATTATTTCTTCTCCATAGTTTTCTTAGGTTCTTTATATCCACTTGCGTGAATAGCTTGCGCTTGCTTCTCTGCATCGGCACGATTTAAATATGGCTTGCCAGTATCACCGTAACGATACATTCTTTGGCCTTTAATCATCACTACTTGTATTGGCATTTGATATATCCTTCTTCTTAATACTATTTAGTTCTTTGCACGTGGTCTTATGCTTTATTACACTGTTAGCAAACTTCAATGTTGTATTACAGTGTTGGCATTTCCACGATGCAAATTCCCATTCACTAAGTCTTACATTATATTTTAATATAAGACTTGTTTTTATTGGTGTGTTAACCAATTTGTGTTGTAGATATAGTTGACGTGGATTGTATTTCATCAACTATATATCGTTCTAACAATTCCTTACGTCTGTACCAACTTTTACGCATATTGTCTTTATGCTCTTGTGACTTAGGCACTCCTAATTTTGCTTCACGCATCTTTTGTTTTTGCTCTGGAGTTTTTGGCACTCCACTACAAGCTTTGCGAATGCCTTCAGTAACATTGTGTAATGCTTCTGGCGCAAACGGACCAGTGCCACGAATCCAAGGGCCAAATCCTTCAATGACTTTATCACTAGGTTCTACACCTAACTCAAATCTTTTGATATATTTTTTGCCTTGTGTATCGTATCTGTGATATCTTGTGTACTTTTTTTGTTTCATAATATTATTTATTTTCTATAATGTATTTGGTTATTTTTGTTTGTTAACCATTTTATAATCTATCTACTAGCAATAACTGCGTAAAAATAACTGCGTAAAACCGCCAAAATGCTATGGATGAAAAAAATGCTTTTTATTTTTTTTCTATGCCAGCGACTCCACTCGGATTACGCAGTTATTTCCTTAAAATAGCTCTTGTTTGATGTTATTTGCGTGTGGTCTAGACCCAAGTTCTTTACCTTTGTCGTCACATATGTTATCGCCAGCTTCATCTGTCTCATTAATGAAGTCATAGATATCAAAAACATATTTTTCTTTATCTTCGTCTGGTCTGCCAGTCTTTACTGACTGCTTAACAGTAATACTCTGTCTACGCATTCTTTTAGTAAAATCGTCACTTTGTTGCTTATAAATGTCTCTAACACGCATTTCCCACTCGGCATTGCTACGGGTCATTAGATATTCGCAGATTTTCTTGCCAAAACTGTCTTTGCTCATTGCAGTAGCACTTACAATCTTATAGATTTTGTATAAGCTATCTACGTCATAGCAGTTAGTTTCTATACTTAAACTAATGATTTTTTCCATAAAGATACTAAAACTATTCTTCTGGCGTTCTACCATCTGGCCGTAATAATCGCCGTGTAATGGTTTTAGTTTAGTGATGTTGATCGGATCGTGTTTAGTAATGATATTGCCTAACCACTTGGCGATTTCTGTTTCGTTTTGATAAACGTTTTGTTGCCATTCTTGCAATGTTTCACCAGGATCTTTATCAGTGCCAGTTAAATGTTGCGTAACTCGGTCTAATAAGCTTGTATTACTGAACACTGGTTCCCAACGTCTATCTTCGGCTGTACTGCCACCACCGGTCAATCTTGCAGTGCCTTCATAGTTATTGCTCATCATAAAAAATCTAAATGTACGTGGTGCTTGCACAGCGTTTTCTCCCATACGTCTTAATCGGAAGTTATGACCGCCGGTTAAGTTTTTAAGTTCGTTGATATCCATAACTCTGTTATTGCTTTCACTGATTTTAACCCAGACTTTTCCCCATAACTCGCCATTATGAGTGCCTTGAACTGTTTCTTTTTTAGCTTCGCCACAACATTCTTCTGTAAAGATGATTTCTAATATTCTAAAAACAGTATCTCTACCTACGCCGCCTTTGGCACTACTATCAATGTTTGGCGCAAAGATATCTTCGGGCTTTACACGACTATATGCAATATACTTCTCAATCTGTTCTTTATAACTTTGGTCACCGCCAACTAAGTTCTCTAACAATATGTCGAATGCTTCGTGGTGTGGTTGATTGTATATTGGCTCTAACCAAAACTTTTTTAGTTCAGTCATTTGATTTAATGTATTCACCGTTTGTGGCAAGAATGTACGTTCTACATCACGGTAGTATCTGTTATGGTCTAATGCGATTTTTTTAAGATCCCAATCACTATCAGCTTTCCAGTTTGTAGCACCGAATATCATATCTTTCATTGTAGCTGTATTGACTACATTGACTTTAGGTTGGTGTCTGCGATTAGTTTCGCTGTATATACAATACCATTTTTGTTCGGAGCTGATATAGTATGCGTTAAAATCGTCTAATGCTCTTACAACGTTTTCTGTTGATGTAAGTTGTTTCTTAATGAACTGTTCATCAAGTTGTAGTTTTACTTTATCAAGTTCATAAACTTTGCTTGCTATTTGAGCATTGATTGCGTTTAGATTTATCTCTAAATCTTTTTTAGTTGGCTCATCGACCTTTTCGTCTTTGAGCATTGCTTCTAGACCGATTTTGTTTACACGTAATAGATTGATATCTCTATTAAGTTCATCGGTCTGTTTCTCTAACTGTTTTCTAGTTGCCATCTATTTCATTTTCCTTATTTTGTTTTGTATTTCTAGTAGTTGTCTTTCCAGGCTACTAATCCCGGACATTTTTATAAGAGTGCCAATCTTTGGACTGTTAGCTCTATGCTTCCAGCTCATTAATGTTTGCATTTCTTTCTTTGTTTTCTCGGGCCAATAATATTGTAATAGCATTTTTGCTGAACTGATGCCTATACAACTACACGTAGCCCAAGCTATTGTTCGCCATAAATCATAATCACCTCTAAGATTGCCAACACGTGGTTGTATCTTTTCTAATAATATATTGACGAACTCCTCATCAACCGTAGTTGTTTGATATTGTTGTGGTACAACATTATCATACTTGGTCATATCTTCATACAATAGTTTTAGCCAATATGCTAATACATCGTCTGGTATTTCACGCAATATTGTATTGCTTGGCGGATTAATCCAACTGTATTGTCTTCCATCATTTAGTTTACTTGGCGGCATTACTGACTGACCACCCCATCTAAACTCTAACTTACTAACAACTTTACGTTTTAACACAGACCAATATTCTTCTGGTACAATAAAAGCTGCCTGTAATCTATACTCTTTGCCACTGGTCCACATTATCGTATTCAGTTGATCGATGGGATATTGTGGGAATATATCTGTCCAATAGTCAATAGCTTCTATGCCATCAAAATCGATAGCGCACGTGCCGTTACTATGCTGACCAAGTTGTAGTCCGATATTACTGGACTCAATCTGATTTAGAGTTAGTGGGTTGTTTTGCCAGTTGTTGGGATATGGCTTCTTATCGCCATTCTGAACATTACAGAACCGCCAATCTTTACAGATTAGTAGTTCAGTATCTCTCATTCGTTATAGCCCAAGTATTGTAGTTCTCTAATAATATAGTCAATCTGTTCGTCCCATAGTTTGACCATATTCCAGTCGGGACCACATAGATAAGCTTCGCGGCTCTCATATGCGTTAAGTAGTTCTTGTTGTAAATCAATGATGATTTGCTTACTCATCTCATTCATTGGTCTAATAGTTTGTTGCATAAGTTTTTCTCTCTCTAATAGTGTTCTAACATATTCTGTATATGTAGGTGTTATGCGTGGTACGCCAAGTTCTCCAATATCGATCATTCCGATTCTGCGCTTCCACGGTATAGTTGCCGTGATTGCATCGTTGAATGTATCTATGTTAAACTGTTTAATGTCGTTATCGATAAAATATCTATCGATAAGATGTTGTTCTGCTGTTGATAATATAGTCATTTTTGTCTTTCATAAGAGTATTTATATCTGTAAATACACTACAAAATATTTGTAATATAATAGATATAAATACACTATAACAAAATTTTCTATTAAAAGTCAAGTAAAAAATTAGAGTTTGTACTCTAATTTTACGCAAGTTAGTAAGCACTTACATAGAGAGTAAACTCTAAAATAGTTGTTGACTTTAAATAGACTATGGAGTATAGTAGAGTTTGTGTAGCGATTTTGCTATACATTTTTAAAGAAAGATAAAATATGAGAACTTATGTAGTAATGGTCGCACGTGACCCATTGACGGGAGAACCCGATATTAGATGCCGTAGCGATATTGATACGCACCCACAGTTTAAACGTGCAAATGACTTTGTGACTTTTCGCAAAACAGATGGCACTAAAACGATTTATACGGTATTGTATGAAGGTGAGGAATCTGTTTGTAAGAAGTTTAAAGAAACCTTACAAGGGAACTATACTGTGGCCGATTTAGAGATGTACGGCGGTATGACGTTGTAAAAATACAACGCACGGATTTGTGTAATAATCAAGTCCGTGCTACAATGATTACATCAGTTAGAGAAGCGTTGCTAATCACTGATAAACTTAAAGGAACTTAAAAATGGCTAAAATCGTATATGCTGAGTATCGTGTTTCAAGTTCTTGGAACTTGGACGAGATTTGTGAAGAATTAGGTATTACTACCGATAATGTAGTATCCTACTATGTGAAGTGGGAAAAACTTTATCTTACTTACACCGATAGTGACGGTGATGAGGTTGAGGTAGAGTATGATCCAAATCTGTTTTGCGCCAGCGAAAACTTTGACTGGAAGCGTCCTGACTCGGTAGTTGAAGAACAGGAGAATGTAGAATGACTAAAATAAAACTGGATATCGCGGATATCGATGATGATTTGTATGGCCTATTATTAGAGGCTTTTCAAAAGCAGGCCAATAAACAAGGCATCGATTTTTCTCACGTTCATTGGATAGCAGAAGCTTACCTTAATGAAGAAACTTATTTGGAGAATGTAGAATGACTAAACAAAAACTTGCAACGGCACAAACGGCGCCCGAGTATTTCGATAACTTTTGCGGTTGGTTTTATAAAGAATACAACCGAACACCAAAAAACATAATAGAACTTCGCCGCTATTTACAACAGCGTGAGGAAAACTACGAAAAAAACGTAGAACTGTTGTAAAATAACAACAGCACAGATTTGCTAATAAATCAGGTCTGTGCTATACTATACACTTATAAACAACTAAACGAGGAATCAAAATGGGTCAAGCAAAACTACGCAAACAAGAAATCGCTATGCTAAAAAGTGGTAAGATCGTTCGCCATATCACCAAGTTCTCTTGGTTCAATGATATTGTGGATCAAAACACTATCGCATTAGAATGTAATAACTTAGATGCGATACCAGCCGGTCACGATCCTTTCAACGATGAAAAACTCAGATTGGTCGGTCGCTATGTCTGGTTCACCACAGAAAAACACGCACGTTGCGCCGGTGCCGATAGTGATTTGTATTTTACATTCGACCGTGACGAACTACAACTGGAATCGTGGGTGGATATCTGTAATAGTTTTACAGATCCCAAAGCAAGACGAATGGCCTATTATCTCAACAAAGCGGCAGTTGTAATGGGCGATGACCCACGCAAATGGTATGTGTCTCGCACTCCTGTGTCGTTAGACAACTGCCTTAACAAAAACGAGTTTCCAGAAATGCGTCATTTGGCAAACGAAATCGATGAGCATTTCCAGCGTCAATGTAAAAAACAATATGAGGAATCAGTATGAGCAAACCTGACTTATCATTATTCGACGGATTGTCGAATGATACATTGGCAGAACAACACTGGCAGAATATGCCAGAGTTTTCGCAACAAAACAAAGCCGCACATAGGCAGATTATCGTTAGTTTTGATACTGACGAAGATGTGGAACGCTTTGCGAAACTTATCGACCAGAACATTACAAAGAAAACTAAAAGTGTCTGGTTCCCTGAACGAATGAAGAACAACGTAAAAGATTTATTTTGGATTAGCGAAGATGATTGAACGTATATTCATACCAACGGTAAATAGACCAGCTACGCAAATAACATATGAAAACTTGCCGAGTAGTTTACAGGCAAGAGTGACTATGGTTGTGCAAGCCTGGGAAAGACCATTGTATAACTATTCGTGCGATTATTTGGTATTGCCTGATACGCCAGAATATCATTATACTGATTATTATTGTTTAAGTAAAACAAGAAAACTTATATATGAAACTGGTAAAAATATCAAATATTGTGTGTTAGATGATGATATAACTTTTGGTAGAAGAAATACCAAATATTTTGGTATGGTAGATAATATGCCAAAATCTAAACGTAAATCAACAGAATCCGATGTTCTGGAAATGTTTGATTTATACGGTCGTTGGTTAGATGAACCAGAAGTGACTATGTGCGGTTGTAGTCATAATGAAAATCCACCGTCAACCAAAAGTTATACTAACAACTCCAGTCTCGGCAGTGCGTTATGGATAAACGGCAAAGATTTTGCTCATATACTTCCAGATTTAGAACTTACAAAAGTAAGAGTTATGGAAGATACGTGCTTTATCTTATCATTGCTAACAAGAGGATACGGCAATCGTGTTAGTCAGGAGTTTACATTCTATAATACAAGTGTTCTAAAAAAGAATATGAGTTCGACAGTTTGGGATCAACAAACATTTGAGCAAACTCATAACGATCATAAAATAGTTGAAGGAATGTTTCCTGGACTATTTACCATATTGTATGATAATGACGGCAATAGAACAAAAGGCGGCTTTAGAGATTATGGTAAAGTAAAAGTTCAATGGAATAAAGCATATAAAGAGAGTAAAAAATGAATCCACAGTTCCCACTATACATTGTAAGCAAAGGTCGTGCGGACTCAAGGCTTACAAGTAAAGCATTAGAACTTATGAATGTACCTTACTACATTGTAGTTGAGGATCAGGAGTACGCCGACTATTCAGCAGTTATCGATCCTAAAAAGATATTGATATTAGATCCACAATACAAACGTGACTACGATTGTTTTGATAGTCACGGACTGACCAAATCAACTGGGCCCGGTCCCGCACGAAACTTTGCGTGGGATCATTCTATACAATGTGGATACGATTGGCATTGGGTAATGGATGATAACATACGTGAGTTTTTGCGACTAACTAACAATCT